GTGGTTCAGGTGTTTGGCGACGCGAGCGATGATCTTCACGACCTGCTCGCTGACCAGCGCGAACTCACGCTCAGTAGCAGAAATGCCAGCAGCGCCCAGAATGTTCGGCAGCGCCACCACAGCGTGCTCGCCGTGGCAGAAGACAATCTCTTTAGCCAGCATGGTTGGCGTAGTTGCCCCGCCATTAATGATGGATTTCAGCATCAGCAGTACCTCTCAAATGGCAGAACAAACACTTCCAGATCTTCCAGAAACGACCGGAAGTTCAGCTCGTAACACATCTGTTCGAAGGCATTCATGTCGCGTGCGCCTTTAATCGACTCGATTTCGCTGGGTGGGAATTTTGTGTCGATAAGGTTCATCAGCATCATGTTGCGCTTAAAGGCTTCGAGCATCCGGCAGCCCGTCTTCTCGTTGAAGGCGTTCTTTGCCAGCTTGTTGAATGCCGTCTTATAGCGACCTTTGTTGATGACAATGGAGCCGTCGTTAATGCCGCGTACCAGTGCGGCCACGCTTCCCCATTCATGAAGCAGCTCTTTCGCGCCACCATCACCAATGCCACCGACGCCTTTGATGTTGTCCGAGTTATCGCCCTGCAACGCTTTCGCTTCCAGAAACGCGCGTGGTGTTGGCAGACCTGTCAACTCTGCGAACTGTTCGAAGTTCACCTGCTTGTGCTTGGCATCTTCACGCAGGCTTACCCAGCTCACATTCTCGCGAACCAGCTGGAGCCAGTCGCCATCGCCAGTCAGCAGGTAGATGTGATCGACGGTCGGCTGCGGAGCCAGGCGAGAGACCAGCATTCCAGCCAGGTCGTCCGCTTCTGCGTCCTTTGCAATGAGTTGGTTAACGCCCAGCGCGGTCATCATTTTCAAGATGTACGGCTTCTGGATGGCAAAGCCTTCTTTCATCTTCTTCATATCCGGGTCGTCATCGCGATTCGCTTTGTACTCCGGGTAGAAGTCGCGACGTTTGTCGCTGAATCCATCCCACAAGATCATTGGGCGGGCATGGAGAATTGAGGCGTAACGACGAACGTTCTTCACGAAGCCAAAAGCCGCCTGAACTTCCATCTCGCCGTTGTGTAATTTGTCGGATTGCTGGTGGTAATAGCCAAGGCTGTTACCGTCCACAAAGAGATAATTCACCGGTACACTCCTTCCAAAAAAGTAAGGCGTCCGTAGACGCCTTACTGGTCACGTTATGGGATTACAGAGCGTCCAGTTCAGCCAGCAGGTCGTCGAGACCTTCGTCAGCTGGTGCAGATGCAGTGGCAGCAGATGCTGAAGCACTTGCAGCTGCGGCGGCTTCCGGAGCTTTAACTTCTTCCGGTTTAGTTTCCGGCTTGAACTCAGCTTCAGCGGCACGCAGGATCTCTTCATCAACAAGGCTGGTGGACTCTGGAGCCGGAGTGTGTGCTGTAGCGACAGCAGCTGCACCTTCCGTATGACCAGTGATAGAGCCAAAGCCTGGCAGTTCAGCAGCAGCTGATTTTGCAGCGGAAGAAATGGCCGGAGAGGACATTGTTGCTGCCGGAGCCGCGATACCAATCAGACGACCCATAGTGCGAGCCGTAGACAGCAGACGGGTTTCGTCAGCCTGGTTCGCGTATGCGATCAGATCGTGTTGAGTAGTCCATAGCTTCTCAGGAATGTCGCCTTTGTAGACTTTACGTTTCGGGGATACGTCGTACTTGGTGTCACGACCGGAACCGGTACGCTTAATCAGGAACGCATAGCCTTCTTCTTTGCTCAGTGGGTTGCCGATATCATCCGCAATATCTTCGGACATCACTTTGCAGATATCGTCGAAGACCGTAGACGGCAGCTCAATCAGCTGGCATTTCTCTGCGTCTGCAAAGTCTTCACGCGCAGACAGAACACCGTTGACCAGATAACGCGGTGTAGCACGCATACTGTTAATGCGCTCTTCCATCGCTTTGTTGCCCTTAAAGCGAGCACGACCTTCCATAACCATCTCACACAGCTGGCAAGCGTGGCCGTGGGTGTGCTGTTCGCAGATGTAGGCGGTGGTTACATCTTTGCCTTCCTCATTCTGATGCTTAACGTAGTGCATACCGAAAGTCTGGAAGAACACGCCATTCGGGTCGTCCTTGTTCGGAAAAATGCGCAGATAGTTATTGCCGTCTTTCAGACGGGTCAAATCAACGTTATTGCCACGTTTAGAAGCAATATCGCCACGGGTCTTGTTAAGCAGATCAAGTAATGACTTAGACATGTATTTCTCCTTGTTGTGATTGTGGCCATTGGCGCTATGCGCGTTGGGCGTTCGTTTATTCGTGGCTCTTTCGAGCGAGAAGAATGATAGATCAGTGCTTACTTACGATCTAGCATAAATTAACGGGGAGAGTGGAAACGTTCGGCGCCCAAACGTTCAATCTCCACGATAGCCATTTTGGACGCCTGGACAATCATGTCGCGGCGGTGAGAGAAGGCGGCTACAGCGTGCTTGTACAGATCTGCAATGTGCCGGGCATCGTCGAGTTTCTGGCGCTTTGCGAGGTATTGCGGGTTGGTTCTAACCTTCGCCTCCAGTACGGACTCATTAAACTTAATGCCGTTCATACTCAGGTTCTTACGCTCATTGTCGTAGATTTTCGCCTCAATCGCATCGAGAGAGAGTTTTGCATCTGCGACCTCGCGTTCTGCCCGCGCCAGCTTAGAGCCGTATTCCATCAACAGGCGCGGTTGCTGACGCCAGACTTCCTCCAGATTGTCGCGGTCGAACTCCAGATCGGACATGATTTTTTCGTAGATATCTGCATTCATTTTGATAGGTTTCAGCTTACTTTTGTGTATCTGATTATATCAAATAAAAAGAGCTTTACTGCTATGATTGGCGGTAGACAGTATGGGGGCTAAAGAGCAGAATCAGGGTATAGAGCGAACAGAACAAAGTGAGAATGAAATCAATGAATAAAGCTAAAAATCAGGCAAAATCAGAAAAGCCTGTGCCGACTAAAAAACTGTCCCCACCCCCAAAAGTTAAGACTGCGAGGTCAGAAGCAGAAAAAAATAAAACTGAAGGCATGACATATCCGAAGACCAGTGCAGAAGGACACGCTGGTGAGTACTTATTTGCTTATTGGATTTCCCGTTATTTCAAATGGCCTTGTCGACTGCTGGATATTGATATGGGGTTGGATGCGCAGGTTGAAATCTATGAAAATGAACTTTCTACCGGTATGTTTATTGGCGTTCAGGTAAAAACCACCTCGCGCACAATGAGTAGTAGTCTAGGAGTACAGATCCACTATAAAAATTTAAAGTATTGGGGTGAATGCGATTTCCCTATAGTGATCGTTTTAATTTGTCTTAACGAAGATAATAAGCATGATGAACCAGATATTTACTGGCGGCATTTAGACAAACAAACCATCGCATCATTATTAGGTACTGCTGGTGATAATGACACCGGAAGCACAGCAGTGTCATTTAACGAAGAGCAATATCTGAAATCTCCAAGGGATAGAGAGAAATGGCTTAGATTATGGCTATCTAGTGAAGATCTGAAGATCATTAAACGATGCGAAGGTATTGAGAGAAGAATTACTTCATTAGGGGGATTCTTTGAAGAAACAATTGTGGACGGGAATTTAAAACAGGGACTACCAACTTTTGATTTTTTTCGTGATTTAAATGATTTGTTGGACTCATATGATGAGGTGGAATTGGCTATTAGAGGTAACAATCGACTAGAGTATCTATCAGAGGAAGTTAAATCACTTAAACAATGTCATGAGCGCTATATGCCTAAAATTATGTATGCCTTTGAACAGGCGTGCGAATCAAATAGTGTCATGATGAGTGATTTCGATCCGTATTCCCCTATAAATAATAAACTCCATCCTATACTAGTTAAAAATAGAATTCGTTAACTAAAAGGCCCGTTATATAACGGGCCTTTTTATTATATTAAGCGACCTTCTTACCAAAAATGTTGGATAGCGTGACTCTGGTCTGGCGCTTCAGCCTGTACTGTCTCACATCACCAATCTTGTTCACTTCCATAAACTCTTTGGCCACCTTCAGTACCAGCCTATTGCGGAACACTTTGAACGCCTCCAACTGTTCCTCTGGGTTATCCGATTCGTAGATCTCCAGCAGATACTGGCACGCCTTCGGATCTTGCGTTTTGAGCGCCAGCGCTCTGGCACATTTACGCAGACGACTGATTCTATCGGCGCCATCCAGCCCGGCGAACGCCAGCGCCAAATCTAACGTGACCGGGCAGTCGATGATTTCCCAGAACTGCGACCGCATGGTGGCCGCAACAGCTTTATCCTGAAAATCCGCTGGGATAGCCGCCAGCGCTTGTGCAATCTTCTGTGCCTCGTTCATGGTGTTCTCTTTGTTCATTTGCTAATAGTCTCCGCTACCTCTGCCAGAATTGCTTCCAGCTTTTCGCCTTCCTCTGGGCGAAAGTACAAAATGTTCGGGTTAAATCCGTAGAAAACGGTCACATCCAGCTCTGGCAGATACTCTTTGCGTCCAACCAGGTCGGATGGTTTGCTCTTGTTGTTGAAGAGTGACGTCGCCCGGCTGCCACACGTCAGCACATAGGTCGGACGCACCAGATTGATCTCTTCACGCATAAAGTCTGTGAACTGGCCGATCTCGTCTTTGGTGTAGTCCTTTTCTTTGTCTTTCACCTTTTTGCACACGCCGGTGACGTAGAGATCGCCCATGCGCAGATCGCCTGCAGTAAGCAACTTCGCCTTAAAGTCGTCGTAGCCGTTCTCCATGAAGTAGCCGGTACGCCCATCATTGCCGTTCGCGTTGTCCAGAATGACCATGATTTTCGGCTTAATGCCAATGCTTGGGCGAATCAGGTCGTCTCCCAGACCCATTTCGGCCGCCATGCGAGTCATCAGTACATTCACTTCAGCAGAGCGCTTAGGGTTCATCTCGAACGGTCGAGAGGCTTTTACAGCGTCGATCACCAGATTGCCCATCAACTCTGCCTGGTCGCGCAGCCGTTCCGGATCTGTCGCTGGCAGACTGCCAGGCTCTATCGATGCGAACGCACCTACTTTTTGCAGTGACTCGCGTACCCGGCTGTTACACGCACGCTTCTCGACCGCCTCCTCAAATTGCTCAAGTGACTCGAATTTGCCGCCAACTTTCTCACGCGCTCTCATGATGGCTTGGCAACCATTCTCAGAGCAGCCTTTCACAGCAGAGAATGGCGCATACAGAACCTGGCTGCCGTCTTCCAGCGTGCGGATCTCAATTCGGTTAGATGACACGTTAACGTCTGGTGGCAATACGCGAATGCCATAGGTCAGCGCATCCTTAACCAGCCCCTGGTGTTTATCCTCGCCCAGAATGGTGAGCGCAGCAGCGAAGAACTCAGCAGGGTAATGTGTCTTTAACCACATAGACTGATAGCTGATCAGCGAGTAGGCAACGGAGTGTGATTTGTTGAACTGATACGCACCGTTCTTCTCGAAGGCATCCCAGATCTCCTTAGCTTTCGTCTCAGACAAGCCCGGTTGTGACCCTGTAACGCGTACAGCAGCCATAGGCAATTTCACACCTGCCTCCAGCGCTTCTTCGACCGTCCGCAGTGCGCCGTCCTCACATTTGAAGTGTTCCGCGCGGTGAATACGCTGCGTGGTGCCGTCTTCCATCTCAACATCGATCCAACCGCCTTGAGCCTGAACGACGAACTTCTCGCCCATGCTCTTCATCTTTTCCATATCCTTTTTACCGATCGCTTTACGCACACCATCTGCTTCGGCCATCGTGAAGCCGGCCAGCAATCGTGTCGCGTTCATCGTCTGTTCCTGATACAGAATCACGCCGTTGGTTTCCGCGGTAAGTTCGTCCAGTACCGGGTGCAGCGACTGTGGAGCCATGAAGCCTTTGGCCACGGAGACATAGTCGTCCAACATGCCGGATTGAATCGGGCCAGGTCGGAAGAGTGCGGTCGTGGCGACAACGGTTTTAAAGCTCATTGGTTCAATGCCGCCGCCAAGATCTTTAAGCAGCTTGCGCATGGGGCCGGACTCCAGCTGGAATACGCCCTGCGTGTACCCTGCAGCGAACCCATCCAGAACCTTGCGATCGTCCAGTGGGATCGCATCGAGATTGATGTCATCCCCGGTGCTCTCTTTGATGTAGCGTTTCGCGCTATCCAGCAGATCGAGCGTTGCCAGACCGAGAACGTCCAACTTAATCAGCCCCATCGCCTCGCAGTAACGTTTATCGAATGCAATACAGCGAGCGTTGCCACGCAGCTCGACGGGCGTGCGCTCTACCAGTGGAACGCCAGCGACGATCATCCCCGCTGCGTGACGGCCAAAACCACGCATCAGGCTTTGCAGCTTACACGCCGCTTTGAACGCTTCCGGGTTTTTCGTGGCGTATTTGTCCAGGCTGGCCAGTTGCTCGCGCAGCTCTTCCAGCGACAGGCTATCGTCTTCCAGATTCTTGAACTCTTTGGATACCGCCATATCCGCAGCGTCGACACCGTAAATACGCGCAGTGTCACGCAGCGCCGAAGCAGCGCCCAGATAGGTGAAGTTCGGAATACCGGCAACGTAATCTTCGCCATAGCGTTCATTCAGATACTCGATCACCTCATGACGACGTGCCTGGCTGAAGTCCAGATCCGCATCCGGCAAGTCGAGACGTTCAGGGTTGATGAAACGCTCAAACAGAAGACCGTGACGGATAGGATCGACGTTGGTTATGCCTATGCACCACGCCACCAGAGAACCGGCAGAGGAACCACGACCTGGCCCGACAGGAATGCCAGTTTCACGGCTGTGATTCATCAGGTCGCGCACCATCAGGAAGTAGCCACAGAAGCCCAGGCGGGTCAGCGTGTCCATTTCGTACTTCAGGCGATCAACATACACACGGTGCTCAGAAGCCGGTGGTGTGTAGCCAAATTCTTTGGTAGTAAGACGCTTGCGTAGCCCCGCGACAGCCAGCTTCATCAGCGTTGCAGGCTCGTCATCTGCCATCTTGGGCAGTGCTGGTGGCAATTCATGCCAGCGCCATGTGCAGGCTTCAATAATGGTGTCCTGCGTTGTTGAGGCCATTGCAGCTGTTACCGGCACATTCATGCGAACGGAGAAGGCTTTCAGCGCTTCAAGGAGATGGCGGCGACCATTAACGGCGTTATCTCGCTGGTGGGGAATACGCAGACGATGCGGCTGGTCGATTTTGATGTTGTTCGTAACCATGTGCGCAATGTCTTTAATATCAGCGTCGTCGACCGCTTCGTAATAAGCGGGATAGAACGCCACTGGCTCTATTTTCAGTGCGCTCGCCACTTTCATCGCCCGGACGTTAATCTGGTCGTAGAATGGGGTAGGGTGCGGATAAACCACGCTGTAGAAGTTATCGCGTCCTCCAGTTGTCACCAGCGTCCCGATAATCTTTGCGAAGTCCCGGCGTTGGAATACACTGCCAATGTCGGACGTCAGCAGGATGATGTTGCCTTTGGCATATGCGGCCGCCAACTGGTCAAGTGCCAGACGCGGGACAAAGTAGAATTGCTCGCGCTTGTTCGCTAAGGTCATCAGTTCGCACACGTCGCGATAACCGTGCTCATTCTTTATCAGTGCAGTGAAGCAGTAGCTGCGATCACGCACCAATGATTCCATACATCCCCCTGACTCTTTCGCCAGGCGGGCGCGGTGCTCGTATGTCGGATCGTCGACCACATTCAGCTTAACACCACAAATAACCGCCATGTCGTCGCCAGCGGCACGCTGCAGGGGGATCACACTGGCAATGTTCATGCTGTCAGCGGAAATGACAGCGGTGTAGCCAGCGTCTCTCGCGATTTTCACCGCGTTTTCTGCTTTTAGAGCCGACTCTCCCAGGGAGAAGTCAGTTCTGACCATCAGAGCCTTCATGTGTTTTTACCTTTCTGGTTTTCTTGATTTTGTCATTGGGGAAGCCAACGAACTTCCCATACATCGAAATCGCAACCTCTTTGGCTGACTGGTGGCACTCGGGCCTATCCGGACACGCCAGACAAGCCCGGCCAGTTTCAGACGCTGCGATAAGAGAGCCGAAACATCCTTTACGCACGATTAACCGAAGATCTTCTGAACCACTTCACGCGCTGCCTGTGCAGACGTGGATGGAAGTTTATTGATAAACGACTTTTCGATGCCGGCAGAGAAATCACCGCGCATCATTCCGATTTTTGCGGACAGCAGCAGCTCGCGAGGGCCGATTGGCTGGCTGATCAGATGCTGTTCATAACCTTCACGGACAAGATTCGCGAATTTAACCATCTTCTCGGCGTATTCGCGGATGACACCAGCCTCAGCCAGCATGTTGACTTCAGCCTTAGTGCTCATGTACTTCACGTTCGAAACAATGCCGAAGCGCGAGAAGTTCGCCGCGTTCTGGATGTTCGTACCTTGATAGAGACCCGTTTCGTCGCCAGAGCCGTTAGTGTTGCCAGTGCCAATGAAGGCAAAGCGTTTATGCGGAGTGATACGGCGCCAGTCCGGAGTTGCCTCTTTGATGATCAGCGGCTCTCCTTCAAGAACTGGCTGGTACACACCCAGAATCTGCGGGAACGCGAAGTCATATTCATCAGCGAGGTACACCCAGCCGTTTTTCATAGCCAGTGCCAGCAAACCAGGCTCGAAATAGGTGGAGCCATCGCGAGCGAGGATCTGGCCTGTAACGTGCGCTTCTTCCATAGACGCCGTATGCTGGGCGCGGATCAGTGGTCGATTCAGCAGGGCGCATAGTTGCGTAGGAAGAGAAGATTTACCGGTTCCTGCATGACCCCAGAGATAGCCTGGGATTCCGATTTCCAGCATCATGAAGATGTCTTTAATTAGGTCGAAGTCGCCATACACATAGTTCTTCTTCGCTTCCGGTACGAACTCCGGATATGGCGTGTTGACGTTGACTGTCACCTGTAGTGGTTTTCCGCGTGGCGTTCCCAGCTCTTTGATCGTTACGCCAAGCAGCTCGTGCGCGGCCACCAGTTCAGTCTTGTATTCGACCGTTCCTACGTAGCCCGGATGTGCGCTAATCTCCGCTACTTTTCCTTCGCCTGAATGCTTTTCGGCACGCTTCTCATTGAGTTTGGCCAGTGCCGTGCGAGAGATCGTTGGTTCATCCGGAAACGCAGAGGTGTACATTTTCACCACTTCGTCCACGTCCAGACCCTTCGCGGACTCAGGAATGTTTTCGCAACGGCCCATAGAGATATGGGATTTCAGGTAATGAAAGGATTTGCCACACCACTTGCAGACGATGGCTTCCGGCAAATGTTCTTCTTGCTGTAGTGCAGTAGCGGTCATGTGTTTTTCCTTACTGTTTGTCGTTCGTGGGGTATATCTTATATAAATATATTAGGCTGTATAGTAAGTGATTACTTATTTTTGCGGGTAAAGCCATTACCCAAGAATGATACGAGATAGCTCAGTGACGACTGACGGCCCTAACTCTTCTACGCTGTTTACCAATGCGTAATTTTTGTAGTAACGCCGTGGTGCGTCGGTCAAAACGCCGATAGCCATCAAATCGATGTCACTCAACGTCTCAATTTCTTTGGTGACGGTTCGCAAATGCTGATGGAACCCATCGCCTGCAGCACATGGCGCCCCGTCGCTCATAACCAGCATGATCTTCTTGTCCTCCATTCGCCCCGCAAACAGAGTCGCCAGCTGCGCGACGCTCTCACCATCGACGTTATTGAGCAGGGGGAACGTCTCACACACGCAGCCCATGCGGGCGCGGATCTCTGGAGAGTTAGCTTTCTCATTCCAGTTTTTGATAATGGGCAGCATTAGCGCCTCGAAGCGAGTAAACCCGCGCTTCGACATGGTTTCATAATCTGGGCTACCAAACGTGGTAAAGCCGGTGATGATGTTAGGCACATTGATACGATCCAGAGCATCCGCAATGGTGTAGGCGCTTGCGAGTGCCAGCTGAATCTTCCTGCCGCCCATTGAGCCGGACAAGTCGATCACCTGCTGGACGCACGCGTTCACCGCTCTGTGGTCTTCTTTCTTGCGGAACACGCGGTCGTCGTTCATTGCCAGACGATACAGGTTCGCGCCATGTATCCGCCCACGTCTCTGGCCTGGGATAAACTGAACTCGGTTGCGGCTGGCGATAGCTCGCTCCAGGTCTTTGGCCAGAGTCGAAGAAACGCCTGCTGACAGATGTTTTTCGATTTTCAGTTCAAAGAGCTTTCTGCCTTCCGGAACCATGCGGTAGCGATCGACCGGTGAGTGCATTGGGATTGCGCCGAACGTCTTTCTGGTGCGCTTTACATGCTCTTCAGCCTCATCAATCAACCCGATAAAGTCGTATGAACGATCGTATGGGCGATACTCAGAAAGTGAGGTGCTCATAAGCTCTTTGCTGATGGTGGCCGACAGTGCGTCTTCGGTCATTTCGCCTGTTCCGTCTTCCATCTCGTCGAGCGCCTTGAGTGCGTCCTCCAGAGTCATTTCATCCGGAGCAGGAACAAAACCTGATTCACTGTCTTCAGGCGCTTCCGCGGCATCCTCATTTTCTTTACCTTCGCCGTCTGTGTGATCGGCGGCGTCATCTTCCTCTTCGCCTTCTCCTTCGGACTCCCCATGACCGGCATCGGAGTCTTCGCCGTAATCACTATCACCATCGCCAGCGGCGCCAGAGCCATAACCATCGGAGTCATCGGCGTCTTCGCGAATGCCATCACCAGGCGTTGGAGAGCCAGTGTTATCACCACCACCTTCGTCATCAGAATCACCTGATTCCATGCCGGCATCATCGGATTCTGGGGTGCCTCCTGATTCTTCTTCGCCTGCTTCTGTATATTTACTTTCTGTATCACTAATTTCTTTATCTTCTATAGGTAAGTCCTTATTTACTGATTCAGGCAAATCAGAATCCCCAGACTCTTCCTCTTCTGAGGCATCATCTTCTTGCTCTTCCTTGTCGTCGTCTTCACCTTTGGTACGCTTTGGTGCTGATTCACTATGAGTCGGTTCGTCACCGGCTTCTGGGGTTTCCTCTGACTCGTGCTCACTCTTTGACGGCTTCCTAGCAGACGATTTAAGCTCTGGTAATTTGCCCTCTGGTTTGTCTTTCATATCCTGCATGATTTGGGCGATAGCAGCTGCGACCTTCACACAGTCTTCTGTGTTCGACATATTGCGAACGGCCACGTCGATCCCATGCTCTTTGAGCAAGGCTACAGGCTTATCGATGAGGTGCCAGTGTTCTTCCATAAAGTCGATGAAAGGGCTTTGGCCATCCCAGGCGCGGACGACCGGGCAAAGGAAGAATTTCAGGAACAATTCACGCTGGTTGCCGTGGCAGATTGAAACCGCCTCTGACACTTTGCCCTTGAAGTATTTGTCGATCACCAGGTTCTGTGTGGCCAGCAAATTGCGACGAGTTCCGTTGAATACCTGTCCCATTCTGCGTTCAATAAAAACGTCTTCCAGCGCGTTCCAAAGCCCGGTAGACGGAGCCTTTCCTTTCTCGCGCATCTTCATTGCGACTTTCGGATCAGTAAAGAGGATATGGGCTACCTCAT